TACAAGGTGATCCGTACGGATCAGCAAGGATCAGGAGTATATATATCAACAAACAATATAATTAAACAACAGTAATAAAAAGGTTTACTAAGGATATAATTAATATATACTGGTACATATTAACTAACAAAAGAAAGAGAGAAATATATGAACAAAATAAAAGAAAACAACGTGCCTTTATCTTTAAGAGAGAAAGCGGACAAAAAAGTTCTTTTCAGATTATTTAATCCGAAAAGAAATAAGTCAAAGTCTTTTATCATTTATGAGAAAGCTAGACTTACTTCAACTCTTCAGCAAGCCTTCGATAACGAATATCGTAAGGTGGATATCGAGTACGATACAACAGCTAACAATAGATTTAAAAAAGCTAATCTGTTAGTTGATGTACCTTCTTATCTTTCTAAGGATAAGAAAAAATTATTTGAGGAATTACTAGCCTCGAATAGAGAGTTCATCAAAAAAAATAAAGTCTCACAAAGTATTTTAGACAATCAAAAATACTTCGAGCAAATCGTATCAAAACTTTAATTCAGCATCAGGGAGCGAGTTAATTCTCGCTCCCTTTTTTTCTTGACGATGACGATGATCATGACGGATCCTTCGGGATCAGGGATTAATAAATAAATAGTATATAGGTATAGGTATTAGTATAGGTATATGATTTTTAATCGAACCTCTCATTACGTTAAAATTTTAAAATTAAAATAAAAACGTTTAACTATGACGAATAATAAATATTAATAAAAATATATTAACTAACTAAAGAGATTAATTTATGGCTATTATATTTTATTTTAAAAACTTTTTTTTATTTCTATTTTTTTTTACTATTCTTATTACTTTAGCAATTTAGAATTATTCTAAACTAGAGAGAACGAAACGAGAACGAATAATTATATATATATTTTTTATATATATATTTTATAAGCATATTTATTATTTACTTTTTAATTTTTTTTTAGTAGAAATTAATTATCTTTTATAAATTAAATCTTTTAATAAATAAAAGAGTTTATAGAAGAAAAAAGAAAGCGAGTAAGTTATGAAAAAACTAAATAACGATAAAAATAATCTAAAAGAGAATAAAGTATCTTTAAGTTTTAGAGAATACGAAGATAAAAAAATTCTTTTTAGATTATTTAATACTAAAAGAGAGAAAAGTATTTCTTTTAATATTTACGAGAACGCGAAATTCTCTACTACTATTAAAGAAGCTTTTAATAACGATTATAGAAAAGTAGATATAGAATACGATACTACTAAAAATAATCGATTTAAAAAAGTTAATCTATTAATAGATTTAAATTCGTATTTAGATAAATCTAAAATAAATCTTTATAAAGATTTAATTAATTCTAATAAAGAGTTTATTAAATCTAATAAAGTAGATAATAGTATTTTAGATAATATAAAATACTTCGAAGATAAGATTAATAATTTAAAATAATCTAATCTAAATTTTTTTAAACGCGTTAGTATTAATTTACTAACGCGTTTTTTTTTATTCTTTTTTTAATTCTATAAATTCTCTTTTTTAAAATCGTATTAAGTTTAATAAAATAAAATCGTATAAAGTTTAAAAGCGATTTGGCGCTTATACTCTAGTATTGGCTAGAGTAGGAGTAGAATCACTTATATGTGTATAAATTTTGTAGTAAAAAAATTTTTTTTAAAATAAGACTTTACAATGGCTTTTTTAAATAGTAGCATTCCACCTATATATTGTAAAATTCGTAAGGAGTATCTTTATGACTTTAAAAAACATAATGGCGAAAGCGAAAACTGTGTTATCTTCGGTCTCACAAGCATTGCGGGGCGTGGGCTCCTTTTTAATATCATGTTGGAAAATGGTGCCTGCTTTTGGCGTTTGCCTATCTCAGCGTTTTTCGAAAAATCGCATGACAGAACCGAAGTGCCCGATATGCCAATTGACCAGCTTCAATTGTGGAATTGTTTTGATTATTATCATAGTGTTAATCACTTTGGTTTTTTAGAAGGACAACGAGCTAAATATTTTGGAAAAGATAAAAAACTTTATACTGGTGAGTATCTGTTTACTGTTGACTGGTGTCACCCTGACACCAATTTACTTGATACAGATCATTCTGAAATTCCTCAGGAACATAAGTGCGCTCATATATTGGAGCTTGACAATGGTAATTACGCTGCTCAGCCTAATAACAGAATATTATGGACAATTAATTCGTTCACTACGAGAAACGAAGTTCCCGACTACAAAGTTCAAAACACGGAATGGAACGTAGAGAATAAAGATTGGACTACAGAAGATACTGATAAGTTTTTCTACGAAATAGAAGAAAAGAAATAGGTTTTAAATCCGCATAAATCAAAGTATCATTGATCCATGACTATATCTATATTACTCCCTACTCGTAAGCGAGTTAGCCAATTAAAAAAATCTATGGATTCCTTATTGTCTAATGCAAAGAATCCTGATAAAATTCAACCTCTTTTCGGTGTCGATGACGATGATATCGAAACTTTAGAGTTTCTTAAAACTTCTAATTACAAAAATCAAAGTGTACTAAAGTTTAAACGACTAGGATACGAAAATCTTCATATATATAATAATTCTTTATGTGCATATGCTCAGGGTACCTGGGTAATGTTTTTCAATGATGATGCAATCATGAATACTAAACATTGGGACGAAATTATTGAAGTTGAAAAAAATTTTAATGTGTTACGTGTTAAAGAACAAACTGGACACCCATATAGTATCTTTCCCATATTTCCTTGGGATTGGTTTAGATTATTAGATCATATAAGTTTACATGGACAAAATGATGCATGGATCTCTGAGATAGCTTACATGCTCGATATCATGAAGGACGTGAATATTGAAGTAACACATGATCGAGCTGATATTACAGGAAATAATAACGATAGTGTCTTTAAAGAACGTGTCTACAAAGAGGGGCACCCTGATCAAGAAGGCGATTTACATCACGTAAAGATGTGGAATGCTAGAACAGCAGACGCTAGTAAGTTAGCTTGGTATTTAGAAAAAATTGGACAGACTTCTTTACATTGGAAAAAAATTGTACGAAAAGAGATAGAGCCATTACATTTAGTTGCAAATAAATTTGATGAGTATCGAAAACGAGGTGCAATAGGCGCAGGAAAACAAAATGCAAGAACAGACATTAAAGGAACGACTAAAGTCAGCTATTCAAATATTCCAGGAGACGAAGGATCCTCGGGCAGCGGAAGTAATCGAACATCTAAATAAAATTTTATCAACTTCTAAAGCTCGTAAGAATTTATTACAATATGCAAAACATATGTATCCTGGATACAAGGATCCAGCTCATATACAACTCATCGCTAAACATCTACAACAATTAGAAGAAGGTAACATTAAACGTCTTGCTGTATTTATGCCACCAAGACATGGAAAGTCTATGTTATGTTCAGAGTTCTTTCCAGCATGGTATCTAGGAAATAATCCAAATGAGTTTGTGATACAATCAACTTACGCTCAAGAATTAGCAGACGACTTTGGACGTAAGGTTCGAAATCAATTACAATCTCCAGATTTTAATAATGTGTTTCCTAGTGTAGCTCTAAGATCAGATTCAACTTCTGCAAAAAGATTTCATACAATGCAAGGTGGAACGTATACAGCAGTCGGTGCAGGAGGAGCGATTACTGGTAGAGGTGCGCATTTATTAATTATTGATGACCCGATTAAAGGTAGAGAAGACGCTGAGTCAGAAGTTCAAAGACGAAATCTTTTAGAGTGGTATAAATCAGTTGCTTACACTAGACTTCAACCAGGTGGTAAAGTAATTATTATTCAAACTCGTTGGCACCAAGACGATTTAGCTGGATACATTTTAAATGAATCTGGAGAAGACTGGAAAGTTTTAGATTTACCAGCGATAGATAATTCAGGTAACGCTTTATGGCCTGAAGCTTATTCTAAAGAAGATTTAGATAAAATTAAAAGTACAGTAGGAGAACGTGTATGGTCAGCGTTGTATCAACAAAGACCTAGTAATGAAGAAGGTTCTATTATTAAAAGAGATTGGTGGAATATTTATGAAAAGGAAGAAATACCAACTTTAAGTTATGTAGTTCAATCTTATGATACTGCTTATTCAACTAGAAGCACTGCTGACTTTTCAGCATGCACCACATGGGGAGTGTTCACTGCTAGAGATGAAAATAATGTCCCATACGCTGCAACGATATTATTAGATGCTTGGAAAGATAGATTAGAATATCCAGAGCTTCGTAAAAAAGCTAATGATAGCTATTATGAATGGAGACCCGATCAAGTATTAATTGAAAAAAAAGCATCAGGGCAATCTCTTATACAAGATTTAAGACGATCAGGAATACCTGTAATTACTTATTCTCCTGATCGAGATAAAGTTTCTAGAACACATAGTGTATCTTCAATGTTTGAAGGTGGATTAGTGTTTACTATGGATAAAGAATGGACTAAGAATGTAATTGAGGAGTCAGCGCAATTCCCATATGGAAAACACGATGATATACATGATACATGTGTTCAAGCTTTATTGCGTATAAGGGATGGATTTTTAGTAACTCACCCAGATGATCCAGAGGACGAAGATTATGAAACACGAAAGCAACGTGGCGAAAACAAACATTATTACTCTTGATTCGTTTAGAGTAACGCCTAGAAAACCTTTACCAAAAGAAAAGGAAGAAAGACAAGATGACGAAGTAATTAATGCTTTTCATGACGCTTGTATCAAAATTACAGAAAAAGTAGATATAAAAGGCTATGCTTTAGTAGCATGGGACGAGAGAGGAGTCCCTTGTATTTCGTGGTCTTGTGGCCATGTTAAATCTCCTATTAGCGAAATGATGCTTCCTACCTTTACACATTCAGTATTTCAAGGTATATTGAATAAAAAATTAAGTACAACGGAGGACTTGAAAGATGAGTGATGAAAGTAAAAAACTTTATCCAGTATCTGATAAAGATTTAAAAGCAATCGCAAATAAATCAGAAGATGATACTAATTCATATTCTAAAATAAATAAATCTATTATATCTAAGCTGAAGTCGGTCGCTAAAAGTCTGCCTCCTGCTTCTGATAAAGATATAAAAATACTTAAAGGAAAAAAAGATGATGAAAAATAAAATTGGAGTAAAACAATATAGCGTTCAAGATGTTAAAGATGCTAATAAAAGATTTTATGACAAATTTCCAGAAGCTAAAGCTGATGCTGCAATGTTAAAAAAAGCAATGCTTAATCCTGGAGATGAAATTGTAAAACAAGTTGAACAAGAAGAAGCTGATCATATGAATATGATGAAAGCTTTAAAAATAGAAGTGGAGATATCATAATGTCTGCTAAAGATAAATTTAATAAAGCTGCTGAAAAAGCAATAGGAAAAAATCAAAAAAAATTAGTTCCTGTTTCTGATAAAGATGTTGAATTTTTAAATACTTCTTCATCTAAAGATTACGATGATGATGGTTACGAAGAAGGTAAATCTAAAGATAGAGAAATATCTTTAGCGGAATTAATGAGAGACCGTCCAGGATCTTATGCGGAAGCTTCTAAAGAAGAAATAGATTCAGCTAGAGCACAAATTAGAGATGAAGCTAAAGTTAAAAAAGGAAAAAAGAAAAAGGATTAACTATGGCTTCAATGAAAGAAATCTTTAAGAAAGCGAAAGAAAAAGGTTACGATGGTTCTTATGATGATTTTAAATCTGACTATGGTAACGTTCCAGAAGATTTTGATGAATTAATGGGTAAAGAAATTAAAATGTATAAACCTCAAGCTAAAAAATCTAGCGATGATAATAAAAGACTTGCTGGAATTAAAGAAGCTAAGAAAGAAGGTTTTACACATACTAATCCAGCAAAGGTATCATAATGAAAAAAAATAAAAGAAAAAAATTTCCAGATATGTCAGGTGATGGTAAGGTTACTAAAAAGGATATTTTAATTGCACGTGGTGTAATTAAAAAAAAGAAAAAGAAAAAAAAGTAGATGGCTAAACAAAAGTTTGTCCATTTTGTACCTAGAGATAAACCACCTAAAAGACCACGCAGACATAAAAAGAAATTGAATAAAAATGAAAAGCGTAGTTATAAAAAATATAACAGACAAGGTAGATGCTAATGCAAGAATTTATTTGTCCTAATGGTCGAATGTCAGTTAATGGAGTTTGTCCAATATTTGAAGGTGATGATGGCCAAATAAAAGATTATCAAAAACCAAAAACTTTTGATCAAAAATATACTGAAATAGAAGATATAGAAAAACAAAGAAAGAAAAGTAGTTTTTTTAAATTTGATTTTGAAAAACCTACTGAAAATGCTTTTGAAAAAGCTGATAATATTATTTCTAAAAACATAAGTGCTTATGATTCTTTTATAGAAGAAAAATTAGGAATACCAAGTAAAGCTCAAAATATTTTAAGAATAGGAACCACTATTGCAACAGGTTCATTAATGCCTTTTGCAATTCCATTTATTGCAGGTGGAGCTTTAAATGCAGCTGAAAATCGTAGAATAGAAAATATAACTATGCAAGATCCACAAGGAACTATTCAAAGTTACCCAACAGCAACTATGAACATACAACCAACAGCACAAGATATTTATAGAGGTGGAGGTGGAGATAGACCATCATCACCAGCTAAAACAAGTCAAGGAGTTACGTCTGCACAACATCAGGCGTTTAGAATGTAACATGGCAAGAATAAGACCTAAAAGAAGACGAGAAACACCAATTAAAACTTCTGTTAAATCTGGTAATTTTAGACCAACTAAATCAGGAGCAGGAATGACACGTAAAGGTGTTATGGCATATAGACGTGCTAACCCTGGTTCTAAATTACAAACTGCAGTTACAGAAAAAAAACCTACTGGAAAACGTGCAGCTAGACGTAGAAGTTATTGCGCAAGAAGTTTAGGTCAATTAAAAAGAAGTTCTGCAAAGACTAGAAATAATCCAAATAGTAGAATAAGACAAGCTCGTAGAAGATGGAGATGCTAGTCATTATTCACTAGCCTTAAACCAAACTTTTGTTATATAATATTTATTATGAACTTAAAATGGGATCTTAAAAAACAAATAGATGAAAGACGTAAGCAGCAATCTGCTAACGCTCAACTTCGTAAAAGAAGTAAAGAAAGTATA